CCACACAAAGTCCCCCCCACATAGTTCGAACAAACAACTTATCCATGAATTAATCATTCATGAGAAATTCAACATGAACACATCATTCCTCATCATCATCTGATGACTCATCATCAGTGAAAAGGCCTTCTATGGTTTCTATGTTGTAGGGAGAATGCACGAAGGAGAGCAATTTCAAGGGCTTGACATTAACTGGATCCAAGTTGTTGACTACTGATTCAATTCGCTCTTTGTCCTTACCAGTGACATCAACTATAGTCTGGATTATTAGAGTATAGAGATCTTGCAAGTAATCGCTATCAATTGTGGTCCCGGTTTGCTTCAAATTTCTTATATAACAAGCATACTCAGGTAAGTCCCGCTTTGACTCATTCGAAATATTGCCGTATTTAAATGGGTAATTGAGTATCCTCGTCTGCATTGACGTGCTCTTCAATAAATTATGAACAGAATATGTGTTCGCAAGCTTCTTTTTCTTTGGAGCACCAAGCGATCTTATTAGGACACCAAAGCCTTCTAGATTTTCAAGCTCTGACCTTAGATCTCCTATCTCGTTCATTCCTGTGACAGGCGAATCTTCTACTTCATCAGCCCAGTTAGAAATGGGATCTGCCTGTAGACTAGTCAAATTTTGATAATCGGACTTATTTAAGCTATAAAAGAGATCAAAGATCGACTGTGATGATGCTTCGAGATCCTTAGTGTTATTCAGATTCACATTGCTAGTGTATGGGTCAGAATATAAACCCTCCGTGATAAAGTCATCATCTGGCATGTCTTCGTTCATCAGCTCAGATATTTGAAGTTTAATCATGTCTTTTGTCCTAACAATTTGATTGTAATTCATGGTCCTGATGATTTCGGCAGACTCTTCTATAGAGAGATCTGGCAATTTTTGATCAAAGAACCAAGATCTATTGCGAAAGAGGAGCTGTAGTTTGATTCCAGATAATCGCAAATTCTCCTGACACGTGAAGCTCTTGGGGATTTCTGTCGGATAATAGTTTCCAGGGACGTGCATGATGCTGAATGAGTTCCCTCTATAAGGGTAATAGATCAGAGAATGAGACTTATCTTTGTTGATTTCCCATTTGAATTTACCGGAGATCATGCTGTTGATGGTGTTGTTGATGTAATTGTCATTCACTCTACATATGAGTTTCTTGCCCCAGGAGTCTCGAGTGTTGCTCAGTTTAATACCTCGATTGAGAACATAATCACCTGGCCTAATCCTGTCTTCCAAGAAGAACATATCATATGTGACACCTTCAAGTGACCTGCATAATAACTTTAAGGCATCATTAAAGTCTCGTGGATTTTGAACAGATCTGAACTCTAGGTATTTACCACTTTTATCTTCAACATAGTCAAAGCATTCCTGTATGTAGCACACTCTCACTCTTAGATCACCTGTCCATTTGCCCCCGGTCTTCTTTTGCTCTTTTATGTACCCAAATATGAACACATTCCAATCCAATAATTTCTTGACGAATTCGTGTTTATCTAGCACTCTGCCGGCTAGGAAAGTTATCAATTTCCGCATTTGTATTGAATAACCACTGATTTTCTTAATTGAACGGATCATGGATGTGAGCATGGAGTAGATTGATACATTAGCAACCTTCATATCATTCAATGGATCAACTTCCGAGAAGAGATCTTGAAGGTCTAGCATTGACAAATTAAAACAAAATTTCATAAATTCATCTTTCGAGCCCCGAGTGGCATCAGGTCTAATTTCATTTATAGTATCAATGCCATCAACGTTAAAAGTCATATTCCTCATATGATTGAATTTTTTCAACACTTTCACCGTCGTGGGGAAACTGCCGGTATTTGGACCTGTTGCAAACACTTGCATAGTTCGAGAGTTTGACAACTTGTGTGTACGCATTATGTAGTGTAGCACTTCAAGAGGTTTCTGATTGCTCTCATTGCAACCTTCGACGAATCTCTCAACACTAGACATGTCGTATGGAATGAACTTTTTCATTTCTTCGACATCCTCAACTTTGGCTTCATCTGAAAGACCTAACATGGATTCAATGATCTGTTTTATTGAGGACGTATATTGATAATTGTAGTTGTTTATTACCCATGTTCTGACTGCTTGTGACAAAACTTTGCGTGTCAATGTCCCCGAAGAAAATTTCTTCACCATCGATATGCAAGAGTCATAAGTTTGATGCTGCGGGAAAAGCATGCCTTTTAGTTTTTGAAAGTCAAGCGGCTTGCTCTGCTCGTAAACAGCCTTCAGATAATTGGCGTAAGTGGTTCGCACTTTACTGTATATGGTTGCATCAATCATCGCCATCTGCTCAAATGAGAATAGTTCTTTTGTCTCAGTTTCAATAAGATCCCATGCATTGGCAGATTCGAAAGCAGCTATCCTGCCTAGATATATAGCTGGTGATGTCCGTCTGAGACTTTCAGAAGCGCCCATTGTGTACAGTTTAGATGCAATGGTTATCCTGGTCTCTTCTTTGCCTTGAGGACCCCGTATGAGCATGAGAGGAGTCTTCTCCAACTGACTGATGATTTCTTCAGGTTCTAGGCCCAGTCTTTCTCTCATGTTGACCAATTGCTTAACAGCTCCCCTTGATATCCTTGTGATGGATTTCTTTAGGACCCCATCATTGTCTGATATTAAAGCTTGTTCAAAATTCATGTTGGTGCTATACAACATTGAAAACACCTTTGGATCGTGTCTATCATCATTGAATATTCTGTAATTGTAATACTCTGGCCCCAGTGTTTCCTGTATATCACAATCGTACAGAGGATAAACTCCTAGATCAAACGGGATAAGATCACGCTGTATGTTTAGCAGTTCGCTGGGATCATTTGTCATCTCTGGGCCTGTCCTGAAAACTTCATAAAAGTGCTGTTCATTGAGCTTGTGAGCCAGAGCACAGAGCATACTAGAACCACCATTTTCTCTCAATTGTCTAATCCTTGAGTATGACTCATGCACAAACGTTGTGCAGGAATCAGTTGAGATCATGTCAACGGCGGCTAATGTGAACTTTATTAGGGGAGAAAGCACCTCCAGGTTGCACATGAATGCTGAATTCAATTCATACATGATAAGTCCTGAGGCAGATTTGACAGAACATTCCATAGCATGCAGTCTCTCGCTAACTTCAGTTACTCTACCAAATAATCTGGCCTGAGCCATCCCATCGTGCTTAGTTAAATCAACACATATTAATTCCCCAACGTCATCTGAACCGACCTTGGTCCTCCACGAAATAGCTTTCGTAGTCTGGAGTTTTGATAGACATCTCATGAATAGTTCGTCTCGAAAACTCCTGCAGGCCAGAGCCAACACAGTTGAATTGTAATGTAAAATGCCTTGTCCCATGTTTGAGAGATTGACAAAGGTGGTTGAACCATTCTTCAAGAATCTTACTTTCTGTTCTTGCATATAAGATTCCTTGTGTTCAATCTCAGGATGTAGCATCCACTGCCTCACTAAATGCTTTGGGAACTCGATTTCCTTCATACAGTGGTTAATGAGGGTGGAATTGGCATAATGAGATAGATCACCAAGTTGCTCACTGTGAACCTGATAAAATGGTTGAAATATAGTTGGAATGAACTTCTGGCACCAAGTTGACATATCATGTGAATCTCTTATCATAAGTAATGGTTTCCCTTTATCATGCTCAGACACCAAAGATTCATAGTCACCTCTCATCATTATCCTTTTGTCCTTGCCTTTAGTTAGGATTTCTCTCTTGTCAGATTTGGAGCATGTTATGCAAATTGTTTCAATCACATTGATGAGTATCCTGCTGACAATGTATAAAATCAGAATCTCCCTGACTCCTCCTATCTGGTTCTTCTTGAATATTTGTATGAAAACTTTGTATGATATTTGGTCTTTAGCAAATTGTTCAACAACATCTCTGCTCATGGTCATCCCTTTGTCGTTAACCAGTTTGTAGACTAACTCAATGCACTTAGTTCTGTTGCCTATTTTCTTGATCTCATCCAATATGAGTGGGTCCACATTCTTCGTGACCTTCTCAACTGAAGCCTTAAAAGTGGCAAATTCTGATAGATTCCTATTGAGGGCCTCATTCAGCTTAGATATGGTGCACCAACCCGATGATGGTGATAAGTTGTCCTTATGTTTGTCTTGCAGCTTGAAACCCAAGGTAACTGCCCGCCTACTGAAATAATGATCCTCTCTATCTTCTCCTTTCACACATTTCTTAATATCGGTCTTCGTGTCATGTATCCCCCAAAGATGCTCGAACTTCTCCTCGTCAGTCCTGCTACTCAACTGTTGTCTCATACTTTGCTCTAATTTGAGGATTTTCTTCAATATGCTCATTGCATCTTGTGTCTGATTTTGCCTGTCTTTGTTGTAACACATGCACATATACATCTCATATAATGAATATTTGACTGGAACATCATCCCCATTTGTGAATATCCTAGGCACCGTACCTATTGCTCCTGTGGTTGTGTCATCAATTTGCCCAGTCTCCTCGTCCCTTGATACATTATTCAAAGTCAACCAGTCTGATGTGGGGCAAAAGCATATTTTCTGTAAACTTTTCTTAGTTCTTTGTAGTATCAATGACTGTAGTACAGAGTTTATTCTCTGAGGGAACTTGGGCAGCACCTTTTCTATCTGTCGATCGCCTATTGATTTCATGAATGTGTACCGGGTTGTCTGGATGGTTGTGGAAGTTGATTGTTTATTCTCCAAGTAAACTAGACTGAGTAGAGCGTAGTTACCATTATTCATCTCAGACTTGACAGCTTGGGCCAAATCAACATCTTGGTTGAGTAATAATTCTGCAGATGAAACGAATGATAAGACAACTCTGTCATAACATCTGGCCCAATGCTTCAGCCTGTCTGTGTCTACAGAAAGCCATTTTGACTCGTAGTGGTTTCCAATAGGTTCCCAAGTTCTTGACAACTCTGTCTGCACTGATGAAATTGAAGATATTATTTTAATGAATATAACATTTGACTCTGTCCTCAGTTGTGGACCAGGAGCGACCAAAAAGTAAACATCTCTGCAACCACTATGACACAGAACATACTCACCTTTTGATCGTCTTCTCATTGAATTCAAAATTATTTCTTTTGAAATTAATTGATAAAACTTTAGGATAGAGCTTACTCGATTCCTATTGATCCTGTATAAGGATGTGTTTAGATCTCTATTTATAATTGGGCTGCACCAGTCTTCATTCATTGCAATTGGCTCTAAATAATCATTGCCATCAGTCTCTGAGATATCTTCTAATGTCTTGTCAAATAGCATGACATGTGATTCTGAAAGACCTATGTGAGTGGGTTCAGATCTATCAAGAACAATATTTTCAGATTTCAGTAGCTTCTTGCGGCCTGGTCCTTGAAGCATCTCCTGTCTGAGTGCCTCAGGATCTATTCTGAGTTTCAATCTGAGACCATCATGATTGCCTGATTTAAGAGAATCTTTGATTAGATCCGAATAACCGCCTGAGAAGGTCGAGGACTTGAAAGCAGACATTATGGATGATTCAGTTACACGACCAATTTCTTTGAAAGATGCTGGTGCACCTAGCTGGAGCAATTTAGGTAACTTTGAGGTATTGGGTTCATGTACAAAAGCTTTCTTAAACATGTTCTCTATTGTTGAGGGTCTAATTGTTGACTCAGAAGGAAATGGTCTGTCTGTGTAAGAATTGCTTAGAATTGATGATGCCAAATTATCCAGGTACTCAGAATCGGTGGTGTAATCAGTTGACACAACTCTTGGCAAATTGTCATAGAAATCAGATAAATATTCTTTGCTAAGAGAATGTGCTCCAGCCTCCTTAGCCAAAGATTCAATCACTGTTTTATCAAAGGTGAACTTGAAGTTGAATGGAGAGTCATCCTTCCTGACAAACTTTTTGCATGATGGAGTTGAATGAATGATGATGAGATTCTCGACAGTTCTGGTGAAGAGATCGACAGCTTTAGTTGGTATAGAAGGGAGAGAATCACGCCATTCAGAATCAGATATGTCAACCACGATAACATTGAATTCTGTTCTTTTGTAATTCTCATTCAAGAAGTTGATCAACTCAGAGTACTTCTGATTTTTCTTCTTGATGGCAAAGGAAGGATCATGTGAGACTGTGACCTCATGAATTGTGAGGATCTGATCTGAATCATGGTACAAATCTGGAGTCAATTTGTTTAATCGCTCATCATTGGAAATCAGATTGACCTTCGAAAGACTGAACAAGTCATTATACTGCTGTTCTTCAATGATGCCCAGGCAAATTATATCGTGCATCACTCTTCTGTAATCATCATATTGTTGCTGAGTCTTAGGAATGTAATCGTCAACTGTTCCCTTGAGGAAGTTGAATAAAGTTGATTCAACGCCTACTCGAGTTGACACAATAGTAGAATAGTCCATTGTTTTGAGATAAAGTGGGGGTG